ATTGGTAATCCACCATATAATCAAAATCATTTACGACATATACCTAATAAATTAAGTCCAAAAAAAACTGATAAAAAGTGGATACCAATATGGCATATGTTTATTGAAAAATCAATTGAATTATTAAATGATTATGGATATTTAATATTTATAATACCAGCAACATGGTTAAAACCCGATAAAGCTAATATTTATGAATTATTAACTAAATATAAAATACATAAATTACATTCATTATCTTCATATGAAGTATATAAAGCATTTAATAAATCAGCTCAAATTCCATGTACTTATTTTTTATTACAAAAGATGTCTAGTGATAATATAATACCTATTTATGACGATCTTACAAAAACATATATAAATTATAATTTATATAAACCAAATTTACCTATACCAATGAAAAATATTAGCATATTAAATAAAATAATTTATTATACTAAAAAATATGGTTCATTACATGATCACTTATTAATTACACCCACGCCATCTAGAAAAATAACTTTCTCTGATAGTAAAAGTGATAAATACTGTTATAAAAATATATATACTTGTAATTTACTAAATAGTGAACCAGTATTAAAATATAAATGGTCTGATAAACCTGGACCATTTTACTGTATTGGATTACCAAAATTAGTTTTAGCCCATAGTGTTTTTGGATTTCCATTTTTAGATATATCTGGTGATTACGGTATATGTTCAAGAGATAAATTTATTTTTTTAGGTAATTTAACCTTTTTAAATGCATTGAATAAATTTTTGTCACTTAAGTGTAGTTATTTTTTATATAGTTCAACAAGATATAGAATGAGATTCTTAGAAAGATATATATTTGAACTGATGCCAGATATTAGTAAATTACCTGATTTTGATTTAAATAAAATTAGTGACGAATATATTTATGAATATTTTAATTTTAATATAAATGAAATAAATTTAATAAGTAAAACAAAATTATGGAAATAATTCTGTTATGATATAATATATGTTTAATAAAAAATTAAATTATTATTTTATATGTTCTTTACTTTTTTTAATTTTACTATCAAATTTATATTTAGTAGCTAAAACAAATATAGAATTTTTTAGTTATCCTAATAGTTATACTGAAGCTATGTATGAAGATTTTAATGAAATTGATAGTAGTGATAATTATAGTGAATCAGATTATTTAAATGAATATATAAATGATTTATCAGCAAATATGATAAGTGATTATGATTATATAGTAAATACATATTTTAACAATATTACAGTAGATTCTGGTTCAGTTACAGATCTTTTATTTATATTAGCAACAAATCAAGCATTTAAAAGTGATATGGATTATATAGTACCAAAATATGTACCATTTAAAACATATGCACCAGATCAATTTAATAATACTATAACATTTATGAAAAGTAAATTTAAAGAAAATAAAATGACTAATGTATTATATAATACATTAATTAATAATGAAGCGTTACGTAATCAGTTAAAAGGTGACAAAGGTGATACTGGTGAACAAGGTCCACAAGGAGTGTCCGGTACTGCTGGAGCTATTGGTCCACAAGGTCCAAAAGGTCCACAAGGTGAACAAGGTCCACAAGGTCTACAAGGTCCACAAGGTGAACGAGGATATAAAGGTGATAAAGGTGATAAAGGTGATACTGGTGAACAAGGTCCACAAGGTATTCAAGGGTTTATGGGTGAAGAAGGACCTATGGGTGTAGAAGGGCCACGTGGTTATCAAGGTCCTATTGGATGGACTGGTGACTTAGGTCCAAAAGGTGAAAAAGGTGACAAAGGTGAAAAAGGTGACAAAGGTGACAAAGGTGATCCAGGTCAAACAGGTATTTCATTATTCTAAATAGATTAAATTAAAAACATATAAATATTCATAATATATTTAAAAATTAATTAATAAATAGTTTAATGTATAGAATTATACCACTACGTATTTTAAGAAGAACAAGTGGTGTAAAATTTGATGAACTAGTACCATCAGACATTCCAAAAATTCATGGAATTGATAGAGTTATTCATGCACCAAATAGTATTTCTCCTGGTCCTGTAAATGATGTTACACCAGTTGTTACTAGACCATGGTATATGCATACAGCTCAAGATGATAATTTATTAGTATTACAAGGTACACGTTATGTAGATATTTATTGCCCTAAAAGAAAAGAAAAGGCTTCTTTTATTGTAAGTCCTGATAAAATATATAAAAACGATAAATTATATTATGATGGTCCAGCAATGGTTGTATGGCCAGCTGGAGTATTTCATCGTATTATTAGTGGTGTAGATGGAAGTATTAGTGTAAACTTTGCTACTAGAAATAAAGGTTTTGATTTAAAAGATAATTTTAATATATATAACTTATGTACTACTACTGGAAGTTATACATTAATAAAAGATGGTATTGAAGATCAACCTAATTTAGCTTATGAATATCCTAATGAAGAACTTAAAAATTTAGTTAAATTATCTTAATATATATATATGTCTAGATCATTTTTATTAGCAGAAGCTGATGAAAAACGTGCTATTAAAGGTATGAGCGCTTCTGAAAAAAAACTTTATGAAGATGATATGAAAATAATGGAATATAATAATAGAATGAGTTTATCAGGACCTTTTAGAAATTTTACTCCTGTTTTTAAAGGTCAATTTAAGCCTACTCCAAATGAACAGAGACGACGTGATAACATTAAATATAGACAAGCTGCTGTTATTGTAAATCCATTAAAAAAAAGAAATGAAGCAGTTAAAAGTGCCTTTTTACAAGCTATGACACGTAAAGTTAGACCACATTTAAGTAGGCATATTGGTTCCTATTTAACATCGAGAAAACATAATGCTTTTGCGGCTAAACATAAAAAGAGACGAACATCAAAAAAAAAAAAATCTAAAAAAATAAAAAAAACATCTAAAAAATAGTTAAAAATATGTTATAAAATTTAATTTATGTAGATAATATATTAATATATATTATATACATATGTCTATTGTTGCATTAAAAAAAAAATATTTAGAATCAAAAAATCTTTCACATAATAAACAATTTTCTTTAAATTCTAGACAAAGTTTGAAATATTGTAGATTTAATATAGGTTCATTTTCACAAACTAGTGTAAAGTCAAGTAGTTATATACATAATAGAAAAAAACAATGGAAATCATTAATGGTAAATAATTTACCAGAAAACTTTAATGGTGACCCAAGTGCTTTTAAATATATTTGTAATAATTGGGTACAAACAACAGGTAGTGATGAAAATTATATTGAAAATAAAGCAATAACAGCTATTTGTGATAATAGTAATAATGCTTTATTAGAATCAAATTATTGTAATATATCTAAAAAAATTGGTACTGAACCTTCATATATAAGTAAAAAAGTTAAAACATTAGAATGTAGTAAGAGTGGTTTTAATAGACCATTTCCATATAATGTAAGTTCTTCTAAACCATCATTTATAACTTGTAAAGATAAGCCAGTTGAGCAAATATATAATGCACACGAATATTATGATTTTGATAAAAATTATTATGAAGGAAGTGAAATAGTAAATATAAATTTAAATCAAGATACTCTTGATACAGACGATCAATCTAATTTAATAGTAGAATCTGCTTCTGGTTCTGCTTCTGATTCTGCTTCTGGTTCTGCTTCTGATTCAGCTTCTGGTTCTGCTTCTGGTTCTGCTTCTGGTTCAGCTTCTGATTCAGCTTCTGGTTCAGCTTCTGGTTCAGCTTCTGGTTCAGCTTCTGATTCAGCTTCTGGTTCAGCTTCTGGTTCAGCTTCTGGTTCAGCTTCTGATTCAGCTTCTGGTTCAGGAGTAGAAACCGAAAATATATTATATCCACCAACTGGAATTTATCCTAATAATTTTGAACCAGAAGTTTAACTTGACCCTATATTTCAAGATAGTGTGATGTCTTTTACTCCTACATAACTAAGATATATACATATTATTGTGTATTTCATCTAGATAATATGAGAGGTAATATTATTTTAATTTAAATATAAAATAATAACTAATAATAGAATATTTTTCTGTATATATTAATATATAAATATATTAATATATGGTGGAAGAATTATTTACTGAAGAAAAATGGTATTTAGTATCACCAATTAATACTGCTCCATGGGATACTGTTGTAAGTGATTGGGTAGCTGCAGGTATACAAGGAGCATCTGATGCTGTTTTTCATAAATATATTTATAAATTACATCAGCCTGTAGGTATTGGTGAAACATTAACCCGTGATAGTTGGGATCAAATAGACATTTCAGGAGCTCATGATAATTTAGAAGCAGGAGTTGGGTACTTTGTAAATGTAGAAGTAGCAGGAACTACAAATATAGTAGCAAGTTTAACAGCTTTTGATGAAAATGGTAGTAAACGATCACAATCTACAATTAAATTATATTCTTTAGAAACAAAGGATACATTTTTAGAAATAAAAAAAGCAGATGGTAGTAGTATAGATGAAGTTACAGATGAAAATGGCGAAGTAACAATATCTAATATTTCTTTTCCTAGAAATAAAATGATAAAAATAGAATTAGTTGGAGGGGTATCAGATGATACAATTGTTCCTAGTGATATTATATCAGAGGAAGATGAAGACATATATGATGATGAAGATGTTGAACAAAAACGTATTATAATAGAACCACTTGAATCAATAATTAATTCTAATAATAAACCAATTGTTTCTAATAGTATAAAAGAATTAGCTAGTGAGTTATTTATAACAAATATTAATAATGATGATAATATAGATAATTTAAAAACGAAATTAAAAGATTCAAAAGATAAAATAGCAACAAGTTTTGATATACCTAAAGAAGATATGGATAAAGAAATAGAAGAAACAACTACTACAAATTTATTAGATGGAATTAGAAAATTAAAAATATTACAAGATACACTGATAGCTTTAGATGAATCAATTGATGATGAAGAAAATTTTGATAATAGAGGAAAAAAATTATTACAAATAAAGAAAGGTATTGTAAATACCATAAAAGAAAAACTTACTGGAGAAAAAATTAATTTTACTAGTGATAGCGATATACAAACAATAGTAGGAAAAATATATGATGATAGTTCAACTGATCCAGATAGATTAAAATTAGATGATGATTATACAGATGGAGAGAAAGATACAGTAAAAGATAATAAAAAATTATTAATAAAAGAGGTATTTGAAGATTTAGATTATGATAGTGATTTAAATAATGAAGTAGATAAATCTGAAAAAGAAAAGAAATTTAAAATTAAACAAAAAGAGTGGAAAGCACAATTTAGAAAACGAAGAAAAAATACAAATAAAATAGATTTTGAAAAAGAAGATCCAAATAGTTGGATAACCAAACGTCCTAATTTAAAACCGGTGCGTGATAATGAAAAAAATAATATTCAATGTTTGTTTAGAACTCAAAATAATACAATAGATTACATTGATGGTAAATATGAATTTAATAATATGCCATATAATGCTAATAATAAAATAGCAGTAGGAAGAGGGGAATATACAATTGAAAATGTATCACAAGATCATCCAATTGGATTTAGATTAAAAAAACAAAGATACTATAATAAAATATTTACTGTAGTGTCAGGTACTACAATTGGTGATCCAGTAGATGTTGATGGAATAATTGTACAACACTATCATGGTGATATTAGAATAAAAATAACAGGTAATTTTGGTAGAGCTAGTTATCACTGTGCTAGTCATGGCTATATGATGGGTGGTAAAAATAAATTAATATATTCTAATAAATGTAAAGATATACCATCACCAGTAAGCATAGATATTGATGCTACATTAATTGGAAGCAAAACGGGATCTGATAATGGACCATTATTATCTGATGAAACTGTAGATTTAGATATAAGTCCACCACTTGTTAATTTTGAAAGAGTTATTAGATCTTGGGAAAAATCAAATGATAATATTAATTGGACTCCTATAACACCTCTAAACACGTTAGAACTAGAAGAAAATTTAATTGATTATTATATAAGAGGTGTATTAATCGTTAATAGAAGAGATGGATTATCATTAAAACTGGTTACAAACGTACGTCAAGTAGAAAACGCAAATATTGTACCAGAAATACCAGTAGTACCAGTAGTACCAGTAGAACCTATAGATATTTATGTAAGAACTATAGGAAATATTGATCCATACTACGAATTTTATAGCAGTAAAGAATCTAGCTATGATGTCCCATTAGATTTACAAGCGGGTAATATATATAATTTTATTGGAAAAGATAGTTCACTAAAAAGCCATCCATTTATCATAGTTACTGGTGATAAATCAGTACCATGGAGTGAGGGGATGCAACCACCTATAAATGATGAAGATGTCTCATTTACATTAGACTTAACAGGATCATCTCAAAATGAATTTGTATTCTATTATTGCACTATCCATGTCAATAACGGTATGGGAAAATCGATTACACTTAGTTAAATATGTTGTTTAATTATATTATAATCTATATATATATATATATATAAAATGGCAAATAAATATGCTTTGTTAATTGGAATAACTTATCCAAATACTAGTGCTGCGTTACCAGGTTGTGATAATGATATATATGATATATATAAATTTTTAAATCAAAGAGGTTTTACAAATTTTGATGTGTTATGTGATACAAATATATTTGATGAATTTGATATTACAGTAAAAACCCCAATAGCAGCAAATATTATTCATTCATTTTTTAAATTATTATTATGGTGTAGATCAAATCCTAATGGTACTGTTTTTTTACATTATTCAGGACATGGTGCACAAGTAGCAGATAATAATTGGGTATTTGATTCAGCAAATAAAATATGGAAAACAGAAGAAGAAGATGGAAAAGATGAATGTATGGTAACACAAGATTTAAATTATATTAGTGATGATAAATTAAAATGGTTATTTTCACAACTACCATCAACTATAACAGTATTTTCATTAATGGATAGTTGCCATAGTGGTACTTCTTTTGATTTAAAATATTATTTAAAAAATATTAATGAACCAATTACAGAAACAAATAAGGAAGCTACTAATGCTAATGTAGTAATGATTAGTGGATGTAAAGATGAACAATATGGTGAATCATATAAATTTGGTGATAAATGGTACGGTGTAATGAGTTATTCTTTCTTATATTTAATGAACTACATGAACAAATATAATATTCAAGAGGTATCACTTGGTAGTTTATGGTATAATATGGGTATTGTATGTAATAATTTTCCACAAATACCACAATCATCTTCAAGCAGAAACAATTTTTCTACTTGTAAAATAAAATGTACAGCTAATACTTTTGAAGTTATTGATTCTATGCCTACTGTATCTAGAGGATTATCAACTACACGTAATATATCTAATAGTAATGTTAGATCTAGTAAAAATAGAAAATGGAGTATGAAGTTTAACTAAATGTATTATGTATTTCTCTACAATAATATCTACATCTACACATACAATTAAATTCTTCCTTAACTCTAGGTGCTGCTCCTCTAGAAAAACTAATATATTCAGCACACTTTAATCTAGTAGGTCTTAGAATTGTATGTCTAAAACAACATTTACAATTAGATATATTAGCTATAATATGTTGTGGATCATCAATATTATTATATAAGTATAAATTAAAACTAGCTATTTCTTCATTAATTATAGGAGTGTATGATATGTCTTTTTTCCACATATTATAAATATAATCAATTCTATTTATTGAAGATTTTATTTTAATTAAATTTAATGAATTTTGAAATTTGTCACGATGATTAGGATTATATTCTAAAATATAATTAATTATTTCATTTGGTAATAATGTCATATTATATAAAATTGATTTATAATTTTATATAATGTTATTAAATAAAATATATAAAATTAATAATGTCAGTATTTAATAGACTTTGTTGTATTAAAGATGATAGTAATGATATAAATAAGGTTTTACCAGAAAATAATATTACAAATGAAATATCAAATATAAATATTATACAATCTGATAATATATGTGGAATATGTATTTCACCATTACAACATAGAACGCCAATAATGGAACTACAAAATAGATGTGATCATGAATTTTGTCAATCATGTGTGGTTACTTTAGTAAGTTATAGTAAAAAAAATAAAAAGCAAATTACTTGTCCATTATGTAGAGCAATATAAATTATAATATATTATTAATAATAATTATAGGTTTTAATTGTTAATTTTGTTATGAAATAAATCAATAATACTATTAATATAGCTGAACAAATAGTAAATATTCTTACTAGTATATATATTGATCTAGTTGATAATGGAAAACAGGTTCTAGGTAAACATCTTATTTTACTACAAAAATGACAATTAAATCTATAACAATCAAGTAATTGTCTACGACATATTGGACATATATAACCATAATAATATATATGTTTTTGTATACATTTTTTACAATAAAAATGATTACAATGTGATTTTATAACAATATTAGACGCATCATAACATATGACACATATTTCCATGTAAAATATAATATAATAATATTATGATTTTATCACAATAACTAAAAAAATAAATTTAACAAATATGTATAATAACTATTAGTATATTACATTAAATATATTCATTATAATGAATATTTAAAATAGAAGCTCCTACAATATATCCATGTCCAAAAGGATTATGTTCATAATTTACTTTTTCTTTTAGTAAATCTAATGTTAATGGTAAACATAACGGTTCACCATCAAAATTTTTAGGTCCATCAAAATCATAAATAACAATATCTTTTCCACTTTCTAATGTTTCTTTCCATTTATTTAATTTACTACTAATTAATTCATAATATTCGGGAATATATACTTGCTTTCTAGAATCAATATAATTTAATGGTCCATTACCATAATCAGCATATTTTACACGTATATCAAATTTAGAAGGAAATTTTCTACGTGGTTTATCTTGTTTCATCCACCATTTTTTTGTTTCATTTAAATCTAATTCTTCCCATTTACTAGTTTTAGTGTTATATTTTTCTAATTGTTTTCCTGATTGCCAATAATTTTCAAAGCAATAATAATCTTTATATCTACCTTCTATTTCACTCATAGGACTAAAATCTAATCTATTTTTATTTTTTTTTGCCTGAAATGATGTAACATTCAATTTAATAATATTTTTATGAGGGGGTAAAGCCCATTTACCAACATATTTATGATTTTTAGCACGACTAGAAATCATAGAAGCAATATAAACAGTACCCATTATTTATTGTTTATTAATTAGTAATAAATCATTAAACTGTTTCAATTTTTTTGTAATTTATATGATTTTTTATCTAATTCATAAATATTATTAGAATTTATATCTTTATGATAACTAAATACTTCATCATTATTTTCCATTTCATCTAATAAATATAGTATTTGTGGTAAATCATCATGTTTTAATCTATTAGAACCATATCCATAAAAATTATCACCGCCCCATGCCCACATACATGTACAATCTTCATATCTCTGAAAATATGTAATACATCCTACTTTCTTATTTATTATAAATTTTATTGATATAAATGGCCGTTGATATTTATCTCTACCAATCATTATTGGTGAAGATAAATCTGCACATGAAATATGATCAATATATCCTGTATATCCTAAAAATTTTTCATCCCAATCTAAAATAGGATATTTATTAGCAAATTTTTTAAATGGACCTTCTTGTAAATTTTTTAATATTTTATATTTTTTTAAATATTCAAAATATTTAATTTTAATTAATAGATAGTTTTTATAAATATTTTTAATTTGGGTTGTAGATTTATTTGATAGTGACAAATTTTTAAAATCATCATAATTTTTTAAATAATATGATATATTTATAATTAAATATTTATCCATTAAATTAATTACTTCAATATATTTAAATTAAATTTTTATAAAAGATTTATTTACCACATATATTTTTAGTAGTTTTAAGTTTATATTTTTTATCTATATATTTCATATCTTTAGTAATTTTCTTACATTCATCTACTTTTTTATATCTACGATATATTCGTAGTATATTAAAGCGTCCTTTTTTAGCAATTGCGGCTTGCTTTAATGTTTTACCAGTTTTCTTTTGTTCAGCTCTTATTCCATCATCTATAGCTAATCTTCTTTGTTTTTTTGTAAATTTTAATTTATATTTATGTTTTTTAAGAGAGCTATCAATTTTACGTAATTTTGGTAAAATAGTTTTTTTTGTCACCATTTTATATTTTAATCATACTTTATTTTTATAAATTCTAAATAATGTAAATAAATATAAAAAAATCCAAAATTACTAATTAATAATGTTTCTGGTAAAAAAATATTTAAATTTTTTCTATATTCTTCTGATATGAGTATTTTATTAATATTAACAATTTTAATAATATATATAATAATGATCAATTGAACAATAATACTATATTGAAGTATATTATTATTTATTTTACTAACATTATAAAACATGAATAAGTTTATACACATAAATATTAAAATAGCTAATAGTTGATGTTCTAATGAATGATCAATAGTACAAATTAATTTTATTAGTAATAGTAATAAACTACTAGTTAAAGTTAGTGTTATATGATCATTTCTATTATATTCATAAACTACTACAGTAATAAATAAAGCTATTAACGAATAATATAAATTATTATTTTTTAAATTACAAATAATATTTGAAATAGTAACATTATTGTTATAGTTTATTTTAATAATATATATTTGATATAATAATATAATTATTATTATAGTAAATAACACGTTAGCTAAATACATATTTATATCAATAAATATGTATTTATATTTATGTTTGGTATTGATTTTTACAACCTATTTATTTATAAAAAAATTGAAAAACTAATATAAATAACGGTATATTCAATGGCTATTTCAAAACATATATCATTTAAAAATATAAATGATATACCACCACCACCACCTGAATTAAGACGATGTTGGAATCCATCATATCTAGAAGATATGTCAATCATAAATTATAATAAAAGACGTAATATAAAATATATGAATATAATATTTAATCATGTAGATGAAGTTAAATTTAATAAATATATTCATTATCAATATAGATGTGGATTAAACTATAGTTTTATAAAAATAGGTAAACATCAGAAAAAAATTATTATAGACAAAATATTATCATATATATCTGATGTAAATGATACAAGTATAACTAGGATATTATACCCTTCTATATTTAGTATTATGTAAAATTATTGGTTGAATATTTTTTATACAAAAACTATTATCATAATTAGCTAAATCTATTTTTTTTTCAATATCACATAATTTATTATATTCAGGGTGACACCATCTATGTAATTGAATAGATTTAGTATTTCTTTTAATAAAATTTTTAATTAAATTAAACATATTAATTAATAAAGTAAATAAAATATATTTAATATCAATTTTTATATTTTTAAAGTTTATAAGTATAATTTATTAATCCATAGACAACATATGTATGTGTACATAAATTAGAAATTCTTAGTAAGGTGTTATTTTTAATTCTTTTAATTTCACTAAGTATTAATGAAATAGATATATATGAATTAAATCCAAAATTTAGTATATTTAATATATCAAAACTAGTTTTAATAATATTATTTCTAATAATAATATTTTTACTATATTCTTTTGATATAGGTGGAAAATTTCCAGTAACATTTCTATAATCAGATTCAAAATTATAAATATATCTTGAAAATAAAATTCCAGGAATTAATAATTTACTAGAAATAGCATATTTATTTAATA